GCACAAAAACACATATTTACTAGCAATCTCAAGTATCAAATCCTCTTGGACTCCGTACAAGGTCGTGCTCCTGGTATGGCTTTTGCTCCATACGTTTCATTACCTGAGCTTGAAGGTTGTATGAATATATGGCAGACTATGGAGATGATTCATAGTAGATCATATACACACATCATTAAAAATGTATATCCAGATCCATCAGAGGTATTTGATAAGATTCTTGAGGATGAAAAAATTCTTGCACGTGCTCAGTCAGTTACTAAAGCATATGATGACTTCCTCAATGTCGCTCAGCAGTATGGCACTGGTAATATGTGGCGTGAGGGATGGAAAGAATCTCCAACAGCAAGATGGGAGATCAATAATCTAAAGAGAAATTTATATAGAGCAGTTGCAAACGTATACATTCTTGAAGGAATTAGATTTTACGTCTCATTTGCTTGTAGTTTTGCTTTTGGTGAACTTAAACTCCTAGAGGGTAGTGCTAAGATTATTGGACTTATCGCCAGAGATGAGTCACAACATATGACTGTTTCTCAGCACATTCTTAACAACTGGAAAAAGGATGATGATCCAGAAATGAAACAGATTGCTATGGAAGAAGAGGAGAATGTTTATAATATGTTCCGTCAAGCTGTAGATGAAGAAAATTTATGGGCAGAACATCTGTTTAAAGATGGATCTATCATCGGTTTAAATGATAAATTATTACAGAAGTATGTTGAATGGACTGCTAACAAACGTCTTAAGTCTATCGGTCTTAAGGCAATCTTTGATACTCCTATCAGCAACAATCCTCTTCCATGGACTGCACATTGGTTATCCTCTAAGGGTATGCAAGTAGCTCCACAAGAGACAGAGGTTGAGTCTTACCTAATCGGGAGCATAAAACAAGATGTCAAAAAAGACACCTTCGCAGGGTTTCAGTTATAATTTTGAAATTGTCTTTGACAAAGAAAAAGAAACTACCCTACAAAAAGTAAAGAGGTGGATTAGTAAACAAAAACCACCTTGGAATACCATCCTTAAATATCTCTTTTCATACATAGAAAAATGGTACTGGGATGGTAAAGTTCTCCAAACTATGGCAGGAGTTGACTTAGAAATCAAAAAAGTACATGACCTATGGGAGGCAGATGACAAACAAATCACACCACATAGAGTGGAGACAGGAGTATTTGGCGAGGAAGGCTGGTCTCTCCAAATTTCAAACCCGATTGTTGAAAGAAGGACCGAAGAGTTTGAGTCAGGCATGGCTTTTAGGAGCGATGCACAACGATTACAGAAGGATAGTGGGGATCAAAGAACCTCCATATCGTGAGTCTGGTTATCAAACTTCAATGAAAGAATTTTTCAGAAGGCATAGGTAAATTATGGATCTTTGGAAAAATTATAAAGCAGTTGTTGCTAAAATTTTTCCAGATATAGAATTTGTAAAGCGACATGCTGAGTGGACTAATGACAAAGGCGTTAATCTCACTGCTGATTTGTATACAGGTGAACATCTAATCAAGTCAAGACAAGTTGAAATCTGGGATGATAAATTTTGTAGTATACATAACAACATAATATATCCTAAAACAGGATCTAATTTGCCATGTTTTGGCATGGATCTCATGGGAATGAGTGATAAGAGAGTTGTTATTGTATTTGACTTTCAACATCCTGTGGAGAAATACTTATTCTATACACCAGATCTACCTAAAGTAGAAGGAAAGTATAGATTTTTTGAGGCAGGTAATCATTTCTCTGACAATCTGGTTGTTAGATATTGTAAACCAGATGAGGTAGACAATTATCTACCTATTTTTACAGAGTATCTACAATATTATAAAAACATGTTAGATGAGCACAAACCAACAGGTACAGACACATCAGAATATATTGATTTTGATAGGTATATGATAAGACTAGATCCCATTTCTGGATATTTGTCCAACAGATTTGGAAAGGAGAAGTCTCATAATTTAATTAAAGAATTCTTTTTCAGTTATGCATAAAAATGGGAAAACAAATAGTTAAAGACCTAGCTAGTATCATCGGTAATCACCAAAAATCTCTACCTAACATAGAGAAATTAGATGTCACTGATAAATTTAAGGAAGTCTATAAAGAAACTGAAGATGGCAAGTTAATCATTGAGAATGATATGCACATGTGTACTGGATTACGTAAGGTGCATACAGAAATTGCTAGTCTAGGACCTCTGGATATTTTACATTGCATCTGGTATCCAGATCCTGAGTTTGATTTGCCTATTTTTGGTGCTGATATCGTAGCTAATAAGAATATTGTTACTGCTGCTATCACAGATATCTCTCCTGTAGATGGCACTGATCATCCAATCTATGAGGATATCGCTGACATCAGTCAATATTATAGTTTTAGACACAATAGAGAGATTCCTGCATGGGGTACAATTTTTTCACCCTATAGTAAATTTGCAAGACTAGATGATAGTGAGGAAATTGGTAAATTTTGTGATGTAGTGAACGAATATCTTGATGTATTTGTGGGTGCTGTATGGAAATCAACTATGAATTACAATAGGGCAGACGAAAGATACGAAGGACAGATAAATTATTGTGAAAAACAGAAAAAAAATGATAAAACTAGAAAAATTTTAGAAAAATATTTTGGTGAGTCTTGGGCAGATGATTACATCAATGAGGTGTTATTTGACGAACCATAAATAATTTTTAGTATAATCATGAGACAGTGGTTGATTATGAAAACCCTTGGATTTTTAAAGGATCCCCTTTTTTATCTCAGGATATTAGCGACGTGTTCGGTTTTGTCTACAGGATTGCTAATAAAGAATCAGGTAAGCAATACATCGGACGCAAATACTTCTGGCAAAAAAGAAAACCCAGAGGTGCAAAACGTAGAGTTACGTCAGAGAGTGATTGGAAAAAATATTATGGATCATGTCCAGAACTCAAACAAGATATTAAACTCTATGGTAAGGAATCCTTTTCAAGAGAGATTCTCAGCTTGCATACCACCAAAGGGAGAGTAAATTACGAAGAGACAAGACAACTTTTTCTTCACGATGTCCTGACAAAAACATTGACAGATGGCACTCCTGCCTTCTATAATTCAAATATCCTTGGTCGTTATTATAGGAAGGATTATTTTGATTTTGGAAACGATTGAATCTTTTACTTGTACCCCTACATGTTACTCAGAAGAACAACAACAGAGTATGATTACTCAATTGATAGAAGAAAATTTATTAATTAAAGATGAAGTACCATTTATACGACGACAATCACATACATCAAGGATCATTTGAGTCATTAGAAAAATTAAAAAATTTTTTATGTCAGAGAAAATATGATAATGATGATAGGACATATATGCATGATACTTTTGACTATATAAAATCAATTAAGTGGCATTGGGACATAACAGAATGAATGAAGAAAAGAAGGAGAGAATTATCAAACGTATAGAAGAGCTTACGATCCTTTTGGGTGGTAAGATGACACGGAGTAGACAGAATTATAGGGGTAGGTTGTGTAAGCACATTGGAATAGAGTATGACATAGAGGGATAGTTGACATCTAGTGTAATATAGATTATAATTAAAAAAGTCCTTTGACTATATAATAAACCTTATGCAAATTTTTCTAGACACTGCTGATTATAAAGAGATTGAAGACCGTTATGAAACTGGTTTGATAGCTGGTATTACCACCAACCCAACACTAGTTCGTAAATCTGGTGTTTCATATTATGAATTCATTAGTAAGTTATCAAAAGAATTTAATTTTGATAGCATTTCAGCAGAGGTTAATGGAGATACTGCTAGTGAAATGATTGAGAATGCTCAACAATATATTGATATTGGATCTGAGATTACAATCAAACTTCCTCTAACTAGAGAGGGTCTTATTGCTTGTAAAAAATTATCTGGACAGGGAGTAAAGACTAATGTCACTCTTTGTTTTTCAGTAGCACAGGCAGCACTTGCAGGAATAGCAGGAGCAACATATATCTCACCATTTGTAGGTCGTCTCAATGACAATTCATTTAGTGGTGTAGAATTGGTGCGTGGTATTGCAGATTTATACTGCAACCAAGGAATCCAAACAAAAGTTCTTGCTGCTAGTTTGCGTGACGTGCATCACGTATCACGTTGTTTTTTATACGGTGCTTCTGTAGCTACTTTACCTACAAAAGTATTTGATAAAATGTATAATCATGTTTTGACAGACGCAGGTTTGGCAATTTTTGAGGAGGATTTTAAAAACCTAAAGGCATGATAACAATTTACTCTAAAACAGGATGTCCTTATTGCATCAAACTTGTAAAAGTTGTTGACCATGAGGATTTACCGCATGTAGTGTATCAATTAGATAAAGATTACACGAAGGAAGAGTTTTATGATAAATTTGGTGAAGGTGCTACCTTCCCACAATTAGTGTTAGATGGCATTCATTTAGGTGGATGTCAAGAATCAATCAAGTATATGCAAAAAGAAAAAATTTGTTGTCAATTATGATTGAAATTACTGAAAAAGAATTTGAAGATCGTAAGGATTACTACTGTGACAAAGCTGAAAGTGGTACACCAATACTTGTCAAAAAGTATAATGGTGCTAAGATGTTAGTAGTTCCAACAAATCCCGACGATTTAACTTATGACTACCTCAGAGACCACGACGATGCGTGCTAAAACAGAAGTTATCCTAGAACGGTATCCATACCGTTACATAGAGTGTGGAACTCTTAAGAATGGATTTCCAGACTACCGTATTCAAAAATACAATACTTGGAGTGGACGTTACAAGGACATGTATCTCCTTGATAATTCTACTCAACTGGACTATGCTATGGAAGACTTTGAATATACGAAATGGTTAGACCCAGATCCAGAAGTTGCAGCATATCCTAACAAATCAGACTCATACACATCACCATACACATCATGAGCGTTACATCACATTTAGAAAAAGCAGAGGAATCTGTTCGTCAGGCATTGATCAACGCTCTCGCTGAGGGCGAAGATGATTTTTTGACAGATCTTTTTGATCAACTTAACTCAGTCCGTAACCTTAGAAAAAAGTTTACTAATACTATTCGTTTTAGTGACAATACCGAGGATTACTATCAAAAATTAAATGATCCAACCTACACAGTTAACTTGTCAGATTTGACAACTTCTTATTTTGCCGATGCAAAAACAGATAATGTAATTGAATTTCCAACTAAATTCACAGAACTAACTGATTAACCTTTAATAAATACTTCTAGCTTAGTGTAATTGTCTTCGGGACTAGAAGTATGTCAAAACTCCTTGCAAATGAAATTGCTAATTACGGTGACAATGCACCGATAGATATTAAAGAAGGTCTGAATATTCCTGCAGGAAAACCCCTCCAAGCAGATGGTATCTCAGGTTCTTCTGGTCAGGTGCTGAGCAGTACTGGCAATTCTATTGCTTGGGTTGCAACTTTTGATGGAGACTATAATAGTTTAACCAATAAACCCACTATTCCTTCAGCACAGGTGAGTGCTGATTGGAATGCAACGAGTGGTGTTGCAGTAATTTTAAACAAACCAACAGTACCTCCCCTATCAAGTCTTACAGTAAATCCTGTGGGAACTGCAGCTTTATCATTTAATGCTGCTAATGGACAATTTACATACACACCACCAGATCTTTCTGGTTATGCAACAACAACTTCTCTAACAACTGCAGTAGCAAACTCTGGTAACTGGGACACAGCATATGGTTGGGGTAACCACGCATCTGCAGGATATTTGACGTCTCTTGGTGACGCTGCAGGAGTTACTACCGCCAAAATAACCAATTGGGATACAGCATATGGATGGGGTAATCATGCATCTGCAGGATATCTGACTTCTTATACTGAAACTGATACTTTAGATAATGTTCTTACAAGAGGAGCAAGTACAACTAGAGACATTACCACTACAGGTAAAATATTATATTCCAATAACTATGCTAACTTAGGTGATTTACCAAGTGCATCTACTTATCACGGTATGTTTGCACATGTGCATGCTGAAGGTCATGGATACTTTGGACATGCTGGTGGTTGGATTCAATTATTAGATACAGGATCTTCTATTGCTGAACTAGCAGATGTAGATCTAACAACACCACCATCATCAGGACAAGTTTTAAAGTATGATGGAAGTAATTGGACTGCAGCTCCAGACAATGCTGGTAGTGGTGGTGCAGGTATTGCACTGACAGACATTTCTGTTACAACTGCAACTGCTGGTAGTCCTTCATTATCATACAATAATGTGAGTGGTGTATTTACATACACACCACCAGATCTTTCTAGTTATCTAACATCCTTTACTGAAACTGATCCAGTATTTACAGCATCCGCAGCATCAGGAATTACATCTTCTAATATTTCCAACTGGGATACTGCATATGGTTGGGGTAATCATGCGTCAGCAGGATATCTAACATCACTTCCTGCTCATGGAATATCAAACCATAACGATGTAACTGTAACTAGTCCACAAAATAACCAATTATTAAAATACAATACATCATTAGCACAGTGGGAAAATTTTACATCAGATTTCGCAACTGAAACATGGGTTGGTTCACAAGGATTTTTAACATCTACACCTGAGATAGTTCAAGGCAATAGTAAAGCAGAAGTTATCGGTAGTGGTACAGATGATGGAGAGTTTAAAGTAACACTACAAGATAATACTTCTGGTGGTGCTGGTGCAACTGCATTACGATTGCATACAGATAGTAGTGTTAATGTTATTGAATTTAATGAGGGCAATCCAGCTGCAAAATCTAGACTTGTATTAAATCATTTAACTACAACTAACGCTTGGAGTGAGATTCATTTCAAGAGAACTGGTGCTAGTCCTGGCACATCTATGATAAGATCTGGTGGCGGTGGTTCTGGTGGTTATTTTCAATTCTATCCTGTTGATGGTAACGTAGACTTTCAAGTATCTGGTACAGGTACTTACACTCGTCTTAATCATATTGTAGGAGGATCATTGACTGCGGGTGGTCTTACTTACCCAACATCTAACGGGAATAGTGGAGAAGTTCTTACCTCGGATGGGGCAGGAAATGTTACATGGCAAGCTGGTGGTAGTGGAAATACTCAAGTAAGTATTAGTGATACTATTCCTGCAGGAACTGCCAGTGCTGGTGATCTATGGTGGGAAAGTGACACTGGTCGTTTAAAAATTTACTATCAGGATACCGATAGTTCACAATGGGTTGACACAAATCCACCATTAGCACCAACTGGCATGTCTAATGGAAACTCAAGCATTTCTATTAATGATACTGGAACTAATGGTACTATTAATTTCAACACGGAGGGAAGTGACCGTTGGGAGATAACAAATGCTGGGCATTTGTTACCAAAAGATCATGAGACATATGACATTGGTTCAGCAGAACAAAAGGTAAGACATTTATTCCTATCTGATAACTCACTATGGTTAGGAAACAGAACTAGAATGTCTGTTGCCTTCCGAAATCTTGAGGATGCAAATATTGGTGCTAGACCTACTGTTAGATTTTATAATAGAGATGTAAATAAAACGCCAGCACCCATTGCTAACATTGGTGGTACTGTATCTGGTTGTATTGCATATGTAAATGCTACATTTCCTGGCAGATCAGGTCCTGTTAATGCAGACACTCTATTATTGACTGACTGGACAGGTTATTGGTCTTCACTAACTGGTGCACCGATAGGAACATATGGTGTTGATGATCTATATCCATCCCCATTTTTAAATGGAGACATTAACCCTGCCTATGATCCCCAAGATTGGGCAGATGCCATGGGATTTAGTCAGAACGGTCAAGAGAGAGCTATAACTATTTCTTCTGATTCTACTGCATATAATTTAGTGGATACTGATACTTTTGTAAGAGTAAATGCTAATGCAGATTTCCCTGTTAAAATTGATAGTATTTCTACCGATGACCAAACTTTCTTTAATATGACAGTGTGGATCTCTCAGGGAGTAACACCTTATCTAATAAATGCTGTGAGTTTTAATAATGGTGCTGGTGGATACGATGCTGCCACTCAAGTTAAAACTAAAGGAACCGCTTTAGCAAATAACGTACAGGCATTTAAAATTACTGGAATTAAATTAGGTGGTAACTGGTCTGTCAACATTGACATCGGTTAGAATAAATACTACGGAAGGAGCGTCTTAAGAAATGGCAATTAATTTTCCCGATACAACGGGACAACCAACAAATGGATCCTATACTTATACGGTAGCAGGTATTACTTACGCATGGGATGGATCCTCATGGGAGGCAGCTGGTGCTGGTGCGAGTGCTACTGATAGGTCATTGTTTAGTGTTACTACAAACTCTGCTAACGCTACTCCAGCATTGAGTTATAATAATAACACTGGTGTGTTTACATATACTCCACCACTTCCAGAATCTGATACATTACAATCTGTAGTTGATAGAGGTAGTACTGTCACAACAGATATACAGACTAGAGGAAAATTAGATTGTAGACCTACCTCTGGTGGAGTCGCTAATAGCATATATATTGACCCGAATAGTGGTGATGGTGAACTTAAGTTGTATAATGATGTTAAAGCTTTATTTGGATTTGGTGATGATCTTCAAATATATCATTCAGACCCCGATAATTATATCAAATCAATCCAAGGAACTTTAAAAATTCGTGGTAATGCTATTACTCTTGAAAACGAAGATGGTAATGAACAGTATATTGAATGCGTTGACAATGGTTCAGTAAAACTCTACCATGATTTTATTCCTAGGTTAGAAACAAGTTCAACAGGAGTTACTATTAGTGGTGCATTGACTGCGGGTGGACTCACATACCCAACAACTAACGGGACTAGTGGAGATGTTCTTACCTCGGATGGATCAGGAAATGTTACATGGTCTGCTCCCACAGGATTACAATCTAGAACTACTGCACAGGTAACACAATCTATTACAAATAATGCAGTATCTAATGTCTCTATCTCAACTCCTAAAACATATGCGTTAATGAAGATTCAAACATCTCATGCTGCATGGGTAACATTATATACTAGCACTACTGCTAGGACAAATGATTCTGGTAGACTTGAGACTACTGATCCTACGCCTGGTTCTGGTGTTCTTTCCGAAGTAATTACTACTGGTTCTGTAACACAATTAATTACACCTGCTACTGTTTGTTTTAATGAGAGTGGAACTGGTACGACTTACGCTAAAATTGTAAACAAGAGTGGAGCCACAGCAAATGTCACTGTAACTCTTACTTACGTTCAACTAGAGGCATAATATGATTTGGCCAATTCCCATGTCAGAAAAAGTTTATATCGTAACTCTCCATAAACATGAGGATCTAGAGGAGTTTTATAATGAGATGGAATCTAATGATTTTCATCTAGTAATGAAACGTCCTATGAGTAGGAATACTCACTATAAGATGAATGAGGAACAGGCAAAAATATTACGTCAAGATCCTAGGGTTTGGGATGTTCAATTAACACCAAAAGATCTTGGCATGTCCATTGGTAGAGATTCTATCAACTATACTGAGTATAGTATTAATGGAAATTTTTGGAAGGGTGATACACAAGGAGCTGCAACAGTTTCTCCTAATGATAGACAGTGGGGACATATTCATTGTGCTGGAGATGTAGCACAGAGAGGTAAAAATCAGTTTGGTCTTATTAACGAGGGTGGAACTTATGAGCAAGTAACTGATACTGTAAATATTTTTAATGATGGTAAACATGTAGATGTAGTTATCTGTGATGATCCAGTATCGTATGATTGTCAGGAGTGGGTCAGTCCCACTACAGGTCAAACAAGATTCATACAGTATGATTGGTATACAGAATTAAATACTCTTGTGTCATCAATTGATGACGATGGCGTAACTGTACCCTCAGGAACGTATCCAAACTATTTTGATAATGCCACTAATACAGAGAGTCATGGTACACATGTTGCTGGAACTGTAGCAGGACAATATTATGGTTGGGCAAGAGAGGCAAATATTTATAGCATGCAAGTTCTCAGTAACAACTCAAGTACGGGAACACCTGTGCCAGATCTATTAATATTTGATTACCTAAGAGCTTTCCATAGAAACAAGTCAGTTAATCCTGATACAGGTATTAAAAATCCAACCATTACAAATCATAGTTGGAGTTACGGTTTTAATCTTGATGAGATTTTAGAAAAAGCATCTCTTGATCTTAGTGATATTACACAAATAAATTATAGAGGAATAGCATACAGTGCATCAAATCCTAATCCTTCTGGTTGGACGTTTGCAGGAATAGAAAAAGATTTTGGATTTGCATCTACTAAAATGAGACTTAATTCTGATTACACAGCAATCAATGCTGATGTAGAAGATGCCATTTCAGAGGGTATTGTAATTATTGCAGCTGCAGGTAATAATAATTTTCATTGTGTTCGTGATGGTAACGTTGATTATTCCAACACAGTATCAATCGTAGGATTAGGAACAGTTTTTTATAACAGAGGATCATCACCAAGTAGTGCTCAGAATGCAATCGCAGTTGGATCTTTGAGTAATATAGATGATTTTAGAAGATCTACTTTTTCTAATTTTGGTTCTGTAATTGATATTTTTGCGCCAGGAAATAATATTATTTCTGCTTATGATAGTGGCGGACTTTCTGATACGAAGTACGGTGGAGCACCAAACTATTTCTACCCTATTCAAGGAACTAGTATGGCATCACCACAAGTAGCAGGTGTAATTGCATGTCTAGCTACTGGTAAGGATAGATTTACACAGGGAACCGCTAAAAAATATTTAAAAGAACATAGCATTTTTAATGATATGACTTTTGATATTGGCACTTCCTCAGGTGGTTCTCCTAATACATTTAATATATCAACATCTAATTCTGGTTTCTCATATATTTTAAACGGAACCGATAGAAATGGAACTGTCTCTGGCACAGAACCAACAGTTACGGTGCAAGTAGGTGATACAATCAATTTCAATTTGGTAAACGTTGCAAGCAACCATCCATTCCGAATTAGAGTATCAAGTGGAGGTTCAGATGTAAGTACTCCAGCAGCATCAGGACAAGGTTCAGTTGGCACTGCGACGGTATCATGGACACCAAATACAGTAGGAACATATGTATATCAATGTCAATTTCATGGTAGTATGGTAGGAAATATTGTTGTTAACAGTGCACCAAGTAATGCTGGAACATTCGCTGATAACACATGCAGTAAAGATAGTCCAAATATATATCTACATGCTAAGAATCCTAGGAAAGATATAACAGGAATGATTTTTGAGCAAGTTGGTAGTAGATCAGTTGGTCTTACTTTTCCTAGAATCTCAACATTTAATAGACCAGCTCCAGCACCATTACCTAAGACATTCCCAATTAACGTTACAAACAGTGGAGCATCACATTACATTATTAATGGTGATGATAGATTAACTACTCATGTTGATGCTCAAGATCCGACAATCAATATTAATCTTGGTGATAAATTAGATTTCAATATGAATGCTTCTGGTCACCCGTTCTGGGTTAAGACTGTTGCTACAATTGGAACTGGAAACGGTGCTAGTGGAGTTGTTAATAATGGTACAGCAGTTGGTGCTGTAGTTAGTTTTACGCCTACCTCTGCTGGAACATATTATTATATTTGTCAATTCCATTCTGGAATGGTAGGAAGTATCATTGTTTCATAAGGCATAAATAAACCTGAGCACTAGTATCCACTGGGAAGTTAAATGGCTGATCGTTTTCCGTTAATTGTAAACTCTGTATCAAAAAAGATTGAAGAACTGGTATCAGGGGACAATTTAGATCTTACTGGCAACGGTATTGTTGTTAGCACAGACACTGGTGCAGGCAAATATTTGACAAGTAATGGAACCACAGTTTTTTGGGGAGATCCTGGCGATGTATATCTAACACAAGTTCAAACACTAACAAATAAAACATTAGAATCTAGTGTTATATCAGGTTCTCTTAATACTTTATCTGATATACCAAATTCTTCTTTAGTTAACTCTGGTATTACTATTAACAATATTACAATCCCTCTTGGTGGATCTGTAGTAACACCAGATAACAATACTACCTATGGTGTTTCTGCACAGGATGGATCGTCATCATCTGAAAAAATTATACGATTAACTTCTGCGGGTAATTTTGGTGCTGGTGTTAATGATGATGTTGTTCTAGCTGTAGGAGTGCCAACAACTACTCCTGCTGGATCAAACACTTTATCTTTATTCCTTGATAGAGTAGGTGATGAGATAACTGTATCTGGACATGTTGTAGATAACAACACAATCACAACACTTAATGCACCTGGCGGAACTAATACCTCTGGAGCAATCAACTTTACGTCCACTGGTGCTGCTACAGTTTCCATGACTGGTAGCACTATTAATATTGATGCTCTTGATACTGACACTAGAACTAAAATTCGTGCAGGATCTGGTGGTACGTACGGTCCTACTGATACACAACAAGGATTATTTACATTTTTAGATGGCACAGGAACTATAGTAACTCAAGGTGTTGATGGTAGTGGAGATCCTACTATTACTTACACATCAACTGATACTGTAACTCAAGTTCGTGGAGGATCTACTGGTACATATACACCAGCTATATCTGGAACTTCAACAACACAAATTTCTATTGAGGGTGGTTCTTCTCTTGGAGGAAATACGGTAGTAACTCAATCTGGAAATACTATTTTAATTGATAGCACAGATACAAATACTGTTACTAAACTAGGTAGTGATAATAATGGAAGTCCTGTAGCACCACAGGCAGGAGATTTCGTTTTCAAACAGTCTGGTGCAACAACAATTACACAGAGCACAAATGGAAGTGGTCAAGTTGAAATTACGGTTAGCTCTGTTAATAGTGACACTGGTGCTAACTTAACTGCTAGTAATGGTATCATCTTAGCAACTTCTGATTTTAGATTGAAAAATGCTAGTAACCTAGGTGGTAACAAAGTATTGAAATGGGATGATGGTAATGCTCAATTAGCAAATAGTATTATTTCAGATGATGGAACTACTGTAACTATTGGTGGTGACTTAGTTGTTAGTGGAACTCAAACAATTCTCAACACCAGTGTATTACAGATTGAAGATAATATTATTGAACTTAGAAAAGGAACTAGCATTGTTGGTGCTGATGGTGGTATTCAAGTTAACAGAACTACAGATGGTAATGGTGTTGTAACTTCATACAAAGGACTACAATGGCATGAGTCTGGTGGTTACTGGAGATCTTGGGATGGATCTGTTGAACAAAGGTTTGTAACAGAGACAGAGACTCAAGTTCTTACAAACAAGACATTAACTAATCCAACTTTCACAACACCAACTCTTGGTGCTGCATCGGCAACTTCTATCAATGGATTGGAAATTACCTCCACTGCATCTGCTGTTCTTGATATTCAATCTGGTAAGACAGTTGATATTAATAACGACTTAACATTTACAACAGATAACACTACAGGAAACACCAATGTAAACTTTAGAGTTGGTGGAGATGTTGCTTACAAATCAGATACACTCGCATCATTTGCCTCCACCACATCAACTCAGTTGAGAACATTGATTAGTGGAACCACTGGTGTTGACGATCTTGTTTTCCAAACTAGTCCAGTTATTTTAACTAGTCTAGTAACTACATCTACTGGTTTTGCTTTACTTAATTCTGGTGCTCAGTCAATTCAATTTGGTGGAGCTGCAACTGTAATTGATATTGGTGCTCAATCAGGTACTGTAACTGTTAACGGTGATTTGGTGGTAGCAAAAGACTTGACAGTCGGTGGTGCTAACACTGATCTATTTACATGTAATGCTAGAATTGATGTTGCTAACTCTGATATTATAATCAGAGGTGGTACATCTGATCCAATGACTATTGGTAGAGGAAACAGTGCTGTTGCAAGCAACACCGCAGTGGGTAAGCAAGCATTACTATCTGTAGTCGCAGGATCTCAAAATAGTGCATTTGGATATGAAACTTTATTAACAGTCAATTCGGGTGCAGGAAACACTGGATTGGGACATCAGGTTTTGAGATCAACTGGTGTGGGAGATGGAAACACTGCAGTGGGTCGCGGTGCAATGCTCAACAACCTTTCGGGAGATAACAATGTTGCACTTGGATCTAATTCACTTGAGACAAATACTGTCGGAAGTGCTAACGTCTGCCTTGGATATTTTGCAGGATACAATGTTGCTGGTAGTGGAAACGTTCTCATCGGTCCTGCTGATAGTGGAAACCCAGTCAACGATGCTACTTACTCTCCATTAAATCCCTCTGGAGATAGACAACTTGTTATTGGATCTGGTACTGAGTTCTGGATTAGAGGAGATTCTAACTTTGATGTTACTGTTGGTAATGATCTTACAGTTAATACTGATCTCACTGTTAAAGGTGACTTGGTAGTCAATGGAGTCACAACCACCATAAAATCAAATACTCTTGAAGTATCTGATAAAAATATTGAACTTGCTAAAGTTGTTAGTACACAGTTTACGTGTAGCACTGCTGATGGATCAGCAAATATCTCATCTATTTCACCAACACTAGGATTGATTCCTGGCATGGTTGTTACATCTAACACTGCTGGTGTTAGCGTTCCTAATAACACAACAATCGTATCTATTACTTCAAACACTGCTGTACTTTCTAACAACGTAACTGGTACAGGTACACCAACCTTTAGTGCTATAGGTCCTTCTGATACTGCAGCTGATGGTGGTGGTATTATTCTTGACGGAACTACAGACCACACATTTACATGGTCTAATGCTAATGATGCTTGGCAGTCCTCTGAGAATATGGATCTTGCTAACAATAAGACATATAATATTATTGACGGTTCTGGAAATGCACGTCAAATGTTGAGTTTGACTCAAATAGGACCTACTGCTGGAACTGGTGTCGTTGCTGGTCTTGGAAGTGGTGTTACCAGTTCTGTTCTAACTTCTGTTGGCACTCTCACATCACTTGATGTAAGTGGAAATACAACTCTAAATTCACTATCAGTATCTGGTAATATAACTCAAACCACATCCTCTAACGGTCAAGGTATAACTATTAATGGTGCAAACAATAGTTCAGCATTAACATTTGATGCAAACAGGGGAACTCAAGCTGTTCTTGGTGTGGTTTATGGAAGATGGAATGGAACAACTGTTGCCCAAATGAGTTTTATATCTGGTGACGATGGTACAAATAAGAATGATGGTTATATTACTTTTGGAACAGAGAGTGATGCATCAAATGGAAATGTAAACGCACAGGAAAGACTTCGCATCGCAGCTGATGGTAAAGTTGGAATTAATCTTGCTGGTAGTGACAATATATCACCTGTTCGTAACTTAGATATAGCAGATAGTTCTGGTGCAATAATTCGTTTAAAAAGTAGCGATGATTCACTTGGAGCAAATGAAAGACTTGGCGAAATTGAATTCTATACCGATGATGATGACGGTGGACACATAGGTGCATTTGTAAAAGCGATTGCAGATCCATCAGATACTTTTGGACGAAGAACTGCTTTAACTTTTGGTACACAAAATTCTGACAACCCTCCTGCAGACGCTGTAGAAAGACTTCGCATTGACGCAAATGGTAGAGTTGGAATAAATTCATCTCCAGAACAAGCAGTCCTAGAAGTTAAAGGTGCTCAAGAATTTGCAAATTCAGCAAATACTTTAGAAACTTCAGTTACAAAAGCAACTTTTAGAGTTAAAGGTGCTACTAACAGTTCTGATTCTCTTTGGATGGGAGTTGAATCATCAGATGCTAATCCTTATATACAAGGAGCTAACGGTGTTGGAAATAATGCTAAAAAATTATTGTTAAATCCGTTTGGTGGTAATGTTGGAATCGGTGATATTTCTCCTGCTTACTTATTGGATGTAAAAGGAGAAAGTGTGGTTGCGAGAATTAAGAGTACAAATAATAATAATGTATTGGCAATTGCTGGAAATAATGCATCAGATGTAGCTTATATTGGAACCAATAGTAGTGGTGATTTCTTAGTTTCTGTTGGAAGTGGTGTTGACACAAGAATTAATGTTGCTGCTTCCTCTGGAAGAGTTAGATTGTCAGGCGTACCAGGTGTTGCTGGTAGTAACTTAGCAAACGTTTCAATTGAATCTGATGGTAACCTATGCACTACTACTTCATTACGAGAATACAAAACAAACATATCTTCACTAGATGATACTTCGTGGTTGTTTAACTTAAATCCTGTAACATTTGATTGGAAAAAGAAAACAGAAGTAGATGGTGAAATTATATGGGAGGATATTCCTGATGGTAATGGCACTCAGTATGGACTTATTGCTGAAGAAGTAGAAGAAGTTAAAGATGATTTCTGTTATTATGATAACGATGGTAAACTATCTGGTGTTCATTATGATAGAATGATTGCACCATTAATAAAAGTGTTACAAGAACAAAAAGTAGAAATAGATACACTTAAAACGAAAGTTGCACAACTAGAGGGGAACTAAATATATCAGGTGAATAGAAATTATGACTGAGAAAAAACCAGAAGAAAAGAAAGGTATTCTTAGAAACATAAAAGAACATATAGATGACAAGGAAGAACAACTTGCTTTCTTATCTACAATCGTGAGATTGTGTGTTCTTGTGTGGTCGGCAGGGATCTTGACGTTAGCATACGTTAAGTTACCAGCAGAATGGAAGATACCAGAACAGAAACTGGATCCAACTTTTATAGCTTCGGTCTTCACAGGAACGCTAGCTACTTTTGGCGTCCAAGCAGCAGGAAAGAAGAAAGGTGGTGCATCAGCAGAACAGAATATATCTAAAAAAGATATGGAGTTCTTGATTGAGAAAGCATCTCAAACTGCTCCTGCACAAACCATCAGGATTGAACAAGGTCCTGTCAAAATTGTACCAGACACAAAATAAACATCATGCAAAAATTAAT